TCTGGTAGAACACGACCAACTACCTCAGCAATCAACATGCCAATGATCCATGATTTACCAACTCCAGGAGAGCCTGCACACGTGATCGTGTATGGCTCCTGCCGCACAAGCTTTTTAGCAGGTGCAATCCCATCAAATAGGTCTTGAACCTTCTTAAGCATCCGGCCATAGGAAGCTAGGGCATTCTTCACCCGTATTCCTTCCACACCAGCAAATACCATCTGCGTGAGCCTAGCGCCCTCAATCTCGAGCATACGAACATGGTCTCGATTGGATAGGGTTATGGCAAGGTTGCCATCATGTGCTTTCTGCGTAACATCAAGCACTTTTTGGCACCAATTATCCACTTGAGGCGTAGTCTTAACAATCCATGCTTCAACATCACCACCTGAAATCCAAGATCGGATTTCATTGGCACATTTAACGAAAAGGTCAATCGCAAATGCAGAGACAGTGGTCAGACCATCTGTCAATCGCGGTATCTCACCAATTCCCTTGAGGAAACTGGTAGACCGCTTACCATGTGGAGCTTCATGAATTGTAACAAGACTAGTCAAAAGCAAGGCGAGGCCAACTATAGGACTTTCATGGTTAGCCTCGGCTTGGAATTCCACACCTGAGTCCACAGCTTCTGATTCTTGGTCAAATTTAAAAAGAACTTCTTCAACCTTCTCTTTAATCATTAGCTGGGACCATTCACCACATCTATCGACTATGGCATATGTTACTGGCATGATCGCCAACATCACGATGGGAATCCAAACTTTCTTGGATTTACCTCGACAAAACAGAATTAGTGACAAAAGAACTATACAAGCAGGAACGACTTGCATACCCATCTTAACATGGGCTGCCACTTCCCAAAAGGAAGAAACAGATTCATTTGTGACGTCCAACGTCTTCTTCAAAGAGTCGGAAAGGCCTTCAAACTTGGCCTTCATATCATCATCTACATTGACTTCGTGCTTGAATTTAAAATCCAACCATCCTTGAGCTACAAAGTAGTCTGTGATATCATCACATTGTGCCTCAAATTCTTCAAAATCCTCGTAAGGATTGACGCATTGCTCTCTAACAGCTTCCATCGCAACAGTGCGAAGGGCCTTGACTCCGCTCTCATTAGAAATCAGATTGCGAAGACGCATCGTAGCGTAGTGTGTACTAAGATAAAACCTTGGTTTATCAACAAGTCTAAAGCGAAGAGCTAAGCTAATGTCATAAAGACGTCGCACAGCTCCTGGACCACCTAAGACTTGCTTCCAAGTCCCATCCGTCAAACATACACACCTGTCCCAACTCCATTCATCATGCGTTATGGGAGGGCCATCAATTGCTCTCTCATACATAGCACGTAGAACCGAAATACATTGCTCCTTGTCAAACTCCTTAAACGGATTCTTCCGTGGGAGAATGGCATTCCTAAGTCTATGTACAGACCTAGGTGCAGTAGCAAGGTACTCCGCGAATTGGACAAAATCATTAAAAACCGGGGGCATCATACCATCATTGAGGACCACCTCTTCAACAACAGGAAGTATTTCAGAGGTCAGCTCGGCGGGGGTTTGTGTTAAATTGTTAAAATTGTTTGTGTTTGCAGTTGTATTTGTAGTTTAACCTCAGACACCTGGTATCAACTATTTCCAGATATCGGAGTGCCAGTTATGTTTTCGAGGGTACCTCCCTCACACCGATAACAACGCGTTTTTCGCGAGAACGGGGTTTTCCAGCCATCAATCAGTCCCCAGGATTATATGGCGATTCCTAGATCTATGTCCATTAGGCTGGAAGGTTGTTGGAGTAGTGTAACATTCGGGTTAGGAACGATTCTTGCTCCGAAGGGTCTCCCTTTCAGAAGACACGGCCCTACACGGAAACGGCGCTATTTCTTGCTCTATCAACTTCTTGAGCTTTCCCAGCATGGATTCCGCTTTCCATGGTACTTATGCAACACGGCGTACGAAAGTCATCAAGATAAGACGTATATGAGCGAACAATATACGAATATGCACTAAGCAACTTTAGGGTGCACTCCTACGAAAT